ACAATGGTGAAGATCATGAGGTAACTAGAGTAGAAGTAGATAGAATTTATATTCGTCCTGTAGAACCATCATCAATATTAGGTAAAAAAGATTCATTTTGGGTTGAAAAAAATGATTTAAACGAAGATATTGATTTAGGTCACCAAGATAACGAACCACATATGATTAAAGGTGAATTATACCAAATTGGTAAATACGCTATGAAATTATATGCTATCCTAGAAGAATTAGAAGAAACAGGACAAGAAATTGATTTCCCTGCTTGGTGGCAATCAAAAATTACAACAGCCAAAAACATGATGTCAGGGGCTAAACACTATCTTGATTTCGAATTAAAAGAACCAGCTATCGATGCTGTTGTAGATGCTTTAACAGGTGAAGAACCTCATGAAGGTGAACCAATGATGGAAGCAGAAATTGGTAAAGACGAAATATTATCTGCTAGATTATACAAAATTAAAAATAATGTTCAACCTGCTTTTTTTCAAAAGGTTAGAATGATGATTAATGTTGGTGATCTTGAAAAAGCAGAAGAATTTATTAAAAGAATGGAACCCGTATCTGCTAGAAAAAATACTGAATTTGCTGCTATGAAAGGTGAATTAGATGATTTAGATGAAGGTTTTTTTGATAGAACAGTAGCAAAAGTTAAAGGGGCAACATCTTTTGTAGGTACAGGAGTTGGTAATTTAGGAAGATCTTTTATGGGTAAAGAAACCAAAGATCCTAAGTTAGCAGCAGGTATGGTTAAATTAGGTCAAAAAGCAAAAACATTAGAAAAAGAGCTTAATGATGTTATTAACGATATAAATAAGTTATTTCCTGACACTTCTTTATCTAAAGCACCAGAAGAATTACAAAAATCTATTAAAAATTATAAAAATTTATTAAATACAGCTAAAACAGCAAATGCTAATATTGCTGCTGGAAAAGAGGTAAATGCTGGTGGAGGATCTTCATCATCAACATCTAAATCCCCTTCAACTCAAGGTAATACAGGAGGAGGTAGTGGTAATGTAAATCCAAGATTTAAACAAAATACAACAAACACCCCACCATCTACTTCAGCATCTACAACCCAATCAACTTCAACATCTACAACCCAATCTACACCAAAATCTAATCAAAAAACCTATAATTATAGAGGTAAAGATTATCCTCTTAAAACAGATAAAGATGGTAGTTATATAGAAGTGGGTGGAACTAAAGTAGCTGTCCAACCAAATTTTGATCCTAACAAAGGTCAAACTTCATCAACAGCTAAACCAGCAGCTAAACCAGCAGCAACTTCCAAAACAACAACACAACCTCAAGCAAGAGATGCTAAAGGTAGATTTATTTCAACTAAAAAAGTAGCTGAAGCTTTAGCTAAAAAATTAAAGTCTAAATAATGACCAAAGACGAATTAAAGGAAAAAATCAAAACACTTGTTCAACAAGTATACAAACCTGATACTCTTCAGGCACAGGATAAAATATCCTTAGATGCTCCTAAATTTCCAGTCTTAGAAAAATTTCCTACTTTAAAGCAAGTTATTGTTGATTTATTAACAGATCAATACGAAATATTTGTATCTGACATACAGTGGGTTGCTCCAAAACCAACTACTTTTAGAGTTATACTTGGAAATGGAGAACCTTTTATGTTAACTTACACTCCAAGAAGTTGGATTGCTCAAGTTGAAGGTAAAAAATATTATTTATTAAATTTAAGTGAAGAAGAATCAGCAACCGAAGCAATAGCAAGAGTATTAGCTTATGGTCAAGCTACAGAAACACCAGCAGAAGGTGAAGCAGCAGGTGAAACAGCTCCGGCTGAAGAACCAGCAGCTGAAGAACCAGCTCCTGAAGAAACACCAGCTTAATTATGGACGTATTAGATTTATTTTTTAAAAAATATAGTTACAAATTCCCTAAGGGATATCCTGATATGAATAATCATCAGGATGTTTTGTTATTAGAATCAATATTAAAAGAATTAGGAGTAAATTTAGATGAAGCTTTTGAAGACTCTCCTAATCTCCCATCAGATATATCTAATTTAAAAGACAATATAGAATCAGATTATGATACTTTTAAAATAGAAGCAGCTCAAAAAAAGGGAGGAGGTAATTATTTTTTATATTTTAAAGAAGTTAGTCCTAGAGATCGTGAAAAGAGAAAAGAAATTCTTCAAGACCTCATAAATAACGGTATTTTATCTAAAGATAGTGAAATTAAAGGAGGAGGAGAAGAAGGTTATTATGCTAGTACGACAATTAATGGAAATAAATATAAAATATGGGTTAAAGGTTCTGGAGGTAAATTTACTACTGATACAGATATAAAAGAAGGATTAGTAGTATTATTATACAATTCATCTATTGAAGAACCTTTTACTAAAGAAAATTTCCAATCAAATTTTGATAAATTAAAAGAAGCTTCTTTTGAAGGAATATCAACCATTGAAAATAAATTAAAGTCTTATTTAAATATTTTCGATGAAAATATAGATACTGCTTCTAAATCAAAAGCAGCTCTTGATGCTTTAAATGATCCTTTATCTTCTGCTTTAACAATAAAAAAAGCTTATCCTGGTAAGAAAATAATTAGAGACGGAGCATTTAATACTATTAGACAATTAGGAGCCCAAACAACAGGAATTGATGCTGATAAATGGAATCCTGGGGATGTGTATTTACAAATTTCAGAACCAGAAATTCCATCATTAGATAGTTTAAAAAAAGATCCTACTCCTTGGGCTAAATTAAATGCATTATTTGTTAATGATTGGGGTAATAGTGATGCTCCTTTAGTTTCAATTTCATTAAAACAAGAAAGAGCTCAAGCAGGTAAAGCAAAAGGTTTCCTTAAAAAATTCCAACCATCATCCGTAGAAGGAACTCAAAAAGAATATAACTTAACTGATGATGAGATGAAATGGACTCCTGAGCAATACAATGAAGGAATCAATACCATTAAAGAAAAATTTAAATCTAGATTTGCAGAAGGAAATCCATCAGTCGAATATAAATTTGATAAAAACCCTTCACAGCCAAATCAATTAAGAGCAAAATACTCAGCATATAAGTCTTTAGACTATTTATTAGATCACTTTAAACAAGAAGAAGATGTGTCTGCTGTTTCTGCTTTAGCGGGATTAGCAGCTTATGGTATGTCTGTTAGTGGTGTTAATCCTACGTTTTTTAAAATAACAGGAAACTCATCAGGTAATCCAACAACACCTTCTAAATTCCCCGCAGGTGCTGCTTCTCGTTTAACCCCAGGAACAAAGATTACTATTGATGATAGACCTACTAATGGAGAAATAGGTATTTCTATATCTATTGATATTATGAAAGGAAATGAAGTTATAGATACTAAAAAACTAACAGTAGTAGCTAGAAATAATGGTGGTAAACAAGGAACAATTGATTTAAAACCAGGAAAATAATATTTATAATTATGAATTTAAAACAATTAATTAGAGAAGTTTTAGAGGACAAAAGTTGCTGCACAGCAATTAAACCCACTAAAGCGCCTATATTAAATGAAAATTTAGCCCCGCGTGGGATATTGTCTGAGGGGTTAAAATATCATATAGACAATAAAAAACCGCTTACCGAGCATGTTTATCGTGCCGGATCAACTAACTATTTTAATTTATGGGCAGAAGCTAGAGCATTATATACTCGTGGTATATTAGATTTCTCAGGTGATGATTTAGCAATATTAACTGAAACACAATTGGGTGAATTTGGTTATTATGAAGGTAAAAAAGTTCCATTAGATTTTATAATGGAAGAAGAAGAACCAGTAGAGGAAATAAAACTAACAGGGGCTGGTGTTATGGATATGGTTCGTCGTGTATCTAAAGATGCTAAATTATTAGATTTTTTAAATTTTAATACTTTTAGAGACTTTTTAGTATTTATTAAAACAGGTTCTTTAGATGATTATTATGAAGTTGAAAACGACATTAAACAATATGATCAACAATTAGCTGAGGGACAAGACATAGACGAAGCTAAAGCTAAACCTAAAAAGAAAAACCCACCAATTGGAAAACCAATGCGTGGTGGTTCTAAAAAGTTTTATGTTTATGTAAAAGCACCTGGTGGTAAAATTAAAAAAGTATCATTTGGTCAAGCAGGTATGTCTGCTAAAATTAATAATCCTAAAGCAAGAGCTGCTTTTGCCGCTAGACATGATTGTAAAAACAAAAAAGATAGAACTAAAGCATCTTATTGGTCTTGTCGTTTACCAAGATATGCTAAACTTTTAGGATTAAAATCAAATTTTTCAGGATTCTGGTAATGATTAAATTTTCAAGTATATTAAACGAGGTAAAAAAAGTTAAAGAAACTTTTGAGGAATTTGCCAAAAAACGTGGCGAAGGTGCGGCTAAAATTGCTGAAACAGCAGAGAAAAAAGGTGGTTTAGCACTTTTAACTTGGCACCATTTTAAAGTTAAAGCCCCTTACTATAAAAAAGCAAATGAGGGTAAACTTGACTTAAAAGAAGCCGAAAAAGAATTTAAAGAAACCTATAAAAAAATCTCATTAGATATGACCCAAATCGAATTTCAAAGAGAGGTTGGTCGTTTAGAGGTTTTAGGTGAGTTATTGATTAGAAATAAAAAATAATATGTTAAATGAAAACATTCCTTATTTTAAATGTTTAATAAGGCGTTCTCATTATACCCATAATCCTAAAGATAGCAATGTTTTTGACAATGCTTATGCTTTTGGTATCCAATCTATTACGGGTAAAATATTAACATTCCATATCATGACTGATTTTGGGATGGTAAGAAGTAGAGTCCCTATTTCTGAACTTTTTATAAAACAACCAACAAAAGATATTCCTTTTTATTATAAACAACTATGGGATTGTTTCAGTGAAAATGTAGCTATTACAAAATATTCTTTTTTATTAGAAAAAAGGTGTCAAGTTGTTTTAAGAAATAAAACTAAAGTTTGGGCTACTTATCTTTTTACTGTAGATTGGTATGATAATCCATATTCGGATGAACCTACTGATTATAAAGCAGGTCATGTTTTAGTAGCAGATGATGGATATTTGTTATGTATGCCTAACAATAGAATTTATTGGAGAGATTCAAACTGGGTTACAGCAGATTTTCCATTAAATGTTAAAGATATAAAAGTAGATAAATACTTACCTTCAGTAGAATCAGTAGCGGATAAATGGATAACTGAAGATACAGATTCATATTATTATGATATAAATGAAACCATATAAAGATATAGAAGTTACTGATTCTTATATTATTCGTGAATTTAGCGAAAATATAGATCCTATAGAATTACTATGGCATCGTGATGATGAAAATAGAACAGTTGAAATAATTGGTGAAACAGATTGGAAATTACAATTAGATAATCAATTGCCAACTTCTATAAATCAACCCATATTTATACCAAAACACGAATGGCATCGTGTTATTAAAGGAACAGGAACATTAAAATTAAAAATACATAAATCATAATATTTATAATAAAACAAAATGGCAACATATATAATTTCAGGAGTATCAGCAGCACAATGTGCAACTAACGGATTTACGGTAATCTCATCAACATCCGGACCAACGGGTGATTTTGGTGCAATCGCAGGATCTTATAAAGCAGGATCATATGCTGGGGTAGATTTTGTAATAGGAATTGATACGGATGGTGATCCTACTGCCGCTCAAGCAGCATTTACCGCTACAGGTTCAGTTGGTGGGATTTATATGGCTCAAAGAGTACCTTTGGGAGCAGCAAATAGCTATACAGTTTGTTTCCCTCAATACGCTTCTGAACAAGGAGCGGCTCAAACTTTTAACAGAATCATGGCTTATAACTTCCCTTCAGATGGAACTAACTTTACTACTAATGATTATTTAAGTGCTGCTATTCAAGGATATATACCTCAAGTACGCACAGTAGCCCAATTCATTACAGAAATGAAAAATATTGGTATACCAGTATTTAACAATTCAGGAACATTACAATAATTTAATATATAAATCATGAACTATATTTTAACAGAAGAAACATTATTACTTCAAAAAAGAGCAGGCATTCTTACTGAAGCCGAATATAAAGAAAAAATGGCTGAAGTTGAAGCCGAAGAAAAAAACCCTGAAGCAGATGAAAATGCTAAAGAAGGACTTAAAAAAGCTTTAGATGCTTTAAAAGCTACTAAAGTTCAACCATCTCCAAAAGACAAACAATTAAACGAATTTGAACCAGTATCAATGACTGCTGGTCTTTTAGCTAGTGCTCCTGGTTTAATAAAAGGTTTAGGAAGTGCGGTTAACTGGTTATCAGCTCCCTTTATAAAAGATAAACAAAAAGGAACAGTAGTAGGAAATGCTTTAAAACACTTTGGACATGATTTAGAAGAAGCATATTTAGAAACTATTGCCTCACTTTTAAAAGCTGCTTTTCCTCAAACTTTTGGTGAAATGACATATTCTCCTGATAATGAATTGGGAAAAACAGCTAAAAAATTATACATGGGTATATTAGTAGCAGCAGGTATTCAAGCAGGATTATCAGCAGTTAATGCTCATGATTTAATAATTAAAGGTATTGAAGGTGGAATGGCAGTTTTAAAAGCAGGAGAAGCTGCTGAATTAGGAGCTGCTTTAGCTAAAGCTGCTTAATTTATAGACGGATTCATAGCCCGTCGCTTAAAAGAATTTTTAGAGAGCTGTGGCCTCAATTTTGAGACCACAGCTTTTTTTATTATATTAACGTGTTAAATATATGGCAAAGAAAATCATAATCGTAGGAGCAGGTGTAGCAGGTGTTAATGCTGCTACTAAATTAGTAGACAATGGTTATCCTGGAAGCGATATTACCATTATTGATATGGGAAATGACCCTTACAGACGTAAACCTGAGGAAGTAATGACAGGTTTTTTAGGTGCTGGAGGTTGGTCTGATGGTAAATTAACTTACCATACAGCAATTGGAGGTCAATTATCTAAGTATACAGGTGAGAAAAAAGCAATGGAATTGATGGATGAAGTTATTACTAACTTTAAACGTTTCCATCCTAAACCAGAAGAAGTACAATGTTCAAATCCCATAGAAGAACCTGATTTTATTAAACCATATTTTGGATTACGTTTATTTCCTGTATGGCACGTTGGTACTGATTATCTACATGAAATTGGCAAAAATTGGTATGATTATTTAATATCTAAAGATGTTAAATTTATTTGGAATGAACGTGTATTTAAAATTGATTTTGAATCTGATTTAGTTTATTTAACTGTAAATGGCAAAGAAGGTCAATATGCTATAGAATATGATAAACTAATATTCGGTGTAGGTAAATCAGGTATAGACTTTGCCCAATCTCTTCAAGATGAATATCAATTAGAAACAGAACCTAAATCAGTACAAATTGGAGTTAGATTTGAAGCACCACAAGAACACTTCCAAAAACTAATTGATATCAGTTATGATTTTAAATTGTACCGTAAATTTGAAGATAAGGGTGTATCATTACGTTCCTTTTGTACAAATAATAATGCTGCTTATGTTGCTGTAGAAGAAACTTATGGTGATTTGTCTTACAATGGTCATGCTAAAAAAGATCCAAAATATAGAAACGATATGACTAATTTTGGTATTTTGATGGAAATTAACGGAATTAATAATCCCTTTGAATGGTCACGTAATGTTGTAAACAAGTTACAATTTGGAGGTAGGGGTTTATATTATTCACCTTCTCGTGTTCCCTCCCAAACATCTGAGGGTGAAGAAATTAATGCTTTTCAAATTGAATTTTTAGATGGTGTAAAAGAAGTTATGGGTGAATATTGGAATTATATAGAGGATTTTATTGAAGATATGAAAAAAGTATTCCCAACACTTAAAGACGATTGGGGAGTTTATATTCCTGAGGTAAAATATTTGTCTCCTGAACCACTTGTAAATCATAAAGATCTAGGATTATCAGAATATCCTGATGTTCATTTTGTAGGAGATGCTTTATCCGCTCGTGGTATTACAGTTTCAGGAGCACAAGGTATTTTAGCTGTAGAAAATTTGGTTAAAGAATGTGAATGGGATAATGTTCATGGAGATATAATCAATTGGAGATAATTTGGAAAATTAAAATAAATTTATTATATTTCGATTATGGCTACAAAATATGAATTTAGCAAAAAATTAAAGAGAGCAGATGGTACTATAGCTTGGGTATGGGAAGGTAAGTTACACAATTGGGATGAAGCAGCATTAGTTCATCCTGATGGTAAAAAAGAATATTATATTCATGGAATTAAATATACTTTAGATGGTTGGAAAGAAGCAAGACGTAATCGTGAGGGTTTACCTTGGTTTAAAAATCCATCAATTACAAACTCAAGAAACGCTGGTTAATTATGAAAATAGGTTTATGTGGAACAATGAGTGTAGGTAAAACTACATTGGTAAATGCTTTAAAGGAATTACCTGAATTTGCAAATTATAATTTTGCAACTGAACGTTCAAAGTATTTACGTGATTTAGGTATTCCATTGAATACTGATTCAACATTAAAAGGTCAAGTTATATTTTTAGCAGAACGTGCTGCTGAGTTGTTACAAGAAAATATTATTACTGATAGAACAGTAATTGATGTAATGGCTTTTACTAAAGCAGCTAAATCTATTAATTATTATGAAGCTGAAGCTTTTTGTGGACTAGCTAAAAATTTACTTCATGAATATGATTACATATTTTATGTTTCTCCAGTTGGAGTTGAAATTGAAGATAATGGAGTAAGAGAAACAGATACTGAATATAGAAAATTAATCGATTTTCTTATTGGTTTGAATCTTAGAGAAAATAAACATCGTATTCAAAATTTAGTCACATTATCAGGTAGTACAGAGGAACGTATTGCGCAGATGAAAGAAACAATTTTTGGATAATATGTATAATCATGAAAAAATCTGAATTAAAGTCGGAAATTAAAGAATATATCGTAGAAATCTTATCGGAGGAAGATGAAGATAGAGAACCTACTAAAGCTGAATTAGCAAAAGAAAAAGTAAAAGGTGCTCCTTCTAAATTTAAAGTATCAAATACTGAATTTGAAGATTTTAAAGACAAATTAAAAACTTTAGTTAAGAAAATTAAAGATATGGAAAAGGGAGAAGCTAAAGATAAAAAAATGGCTGCCCTTAAACAATTTATAAAGAAACCTGAATTAGTTAAAGCGTTTAAAGAAAGAGACGTTAAAATTGATACTGGTGGATTGGTTGATTAATCATGAAAAAAGGGTTTCCTTACATTGTAATAGCAATATTAATTGCTGTAATCATTTGGCTTACTAAATGTAACGGTGATACTGTTATTACTAAAATAGATACCCAAACCACAATAAAATACAAGTGGGATACTTTTACTAAAAAGGAAACTGTTTATAAACCCAAATGGGAAAAAATTTATTTAACAGATACTATTCACGATTCAATTCCTGTATATCAAATTTTACCTTTTGTATTGACAAGAGATTCAATCATTATAAAAAATGATTCTACAGAAATTAAAGTTAAGTATGAGATAGTTAGTGAAAATCCTTTATATAAAATAGATAAAAGTATAAATTACAAAATCCAATACAAAGAAATTGAAAAAATAATAACAAAAGAGGTTGTTAGAAAACATGCTTTTTATGCTGGTCCTTCAGTAGGTGTAGGTGAAACAAGTTATATTTCCTTAGATGGTTTATATGAAAGAAAAGGTAAAATCATCTATAGAGCAGGAGTAGGAGTCAATACTCGTTTCGAACCTATGCTTAAGGCAGGGGTGTATTGGCAAATCTCTAAATAATATGAGTCAAGACTTAAAACAAATAATCAGAGAAGAATACTTAAAGTGTGCTCAAGATCCTGCCCACTTTATGAAAAAATACTGCCACATCCAACACCCCCAACGTGGTCGAGTAATATTCAATTTATATCCATTCCAAGAAAAAACATTACGTTTATTTAGAGATAATCCATACTCAATTGTATTAAAATCTCGTCAGTTAGGTATTTCAACATTAGCCGCAGGTTATTCTTTATGGTTAATGTTGTTTCATAAAGACAAAAACGTACTTTGTATTGCAACTAAACAAGAAACCGCTCGTAATATGGTTACGAAGGTTAAGTTTATGTTTGATAATTTACCTTCTTGGTTAAAAATAACTGCTGAAGAAAATAATAAATTATCATTACGATTAAGTAATGGGTCACAAATCAAAGCCACTTCAGCAAATAGTGATGCTGGTCGATCAGAAGCCGTATCTTTGTTGATAGTGGATGAAGCAGCATTTATTGAACAAATAGATCATATATGGGCTTCAGCTCAACAAACATTAGCAACAGGTGGAGGAGCGATTGTATTATCAACTCCTTTTGGTACTGGTAACTGGTTTCATAAAACTTGGGTAGCAGCAGAGGCAGCAGATAATGATTTTTTACCAATTAAATTACCTTGGTATGTTCACCCTGA